AGAAGTTCTTAAGCATAATGAACCCGAAGTAATTCGTTTAGTTCAGGACCGCTTACTTAAGCTCTCTCTGATTGACTGTTCTGATAAATCCCCAATGGAATTATTAGATCTAGGCCTTGTGGATCCAGTAAGAATGTTCATTAAGAACGAGCCTACTAAGATCACCAAGATTGAACTAGGTGCAGGCAGACTAATATCCAATGTCTCGATGGTTGATGAAGTTATTGTTAGGTTGTTACACACATACCAAAACAAGAAAGAAATCATGAACTATCTTCACATGCCTAGTAAAATAGGAAACGGATTTAGCGATGACCAAGCCACTCTGTTTATCAATAGCATGAAGAAACAAGACCCTCATAATGAAGGTTTTCTTCCTACAGATTTTAAACACTTTGACTGGGTTATCACTGAGGACAACTTCGTGGACGACCTCGAAGTCAGAAGACGACTTTGCGGCGCTAAGAAGGACTCAGCCTGGTCAGTCATAGCAACAGCTTCCAATTATTGCAATTGTAGGTCTGTGTTTATAGCCGGTAAAGGTGAACTACTTTTTCAAATAGTTTACGGTATTACCAAATCAGGAGGATTTAACACTTCTTCTTCTAACAGTAGAATGAGAGTTATGTATGCCTATACTATAGGTTCCTCTTGGGCGGCTGCAGCTGGTGATGATTGCAACGAAGATCCAAAGTACAAAGACACCATAGTGGAAAGGTACAAGGAACTCGGAGCAACAGTAAAGGGAGGGGAGATTGCGTATGCTGATAATTTTGAATTCTGCTCCCACAGATACGTCCGTGGCGTAGCAGTTCCTCAGAATCGAGTCAAAGGTCTAGTTACTATTCTCAATAAACCATTTACAGATGAAATTTATTCATCTTATTTGTATGATAATAGACATTCCGAAACTAGAGTAGCAGATGTGAAGTTACTTGATCTAGTGTGGAGGAACTAGACAACAGCATACACATATTTATTTGAACATTATGACTAATAACAAAAACAAACTAAAGAAAGTCGGAAAAGGCGTTCTTAAGACTATCAATATAGTTGAACACACTG